AATGTCATGCCTCTCATTACAGAACTTAGAGACATAACTGTTTTAAAAGCATCTCCTCTTTGCCGAAGAACTACATTGCAACTAAATCTAGGTTCTTGACCCCCATCTCCATCATCGACTAATTCAGAAGAATAGACAGATGCACTATAAAAAGCAAATTTATCTAATTGCGATTCTGTTATATGATCTCCTAACCCAAAGCGAGACTCTGTTAATAAGTTAAATAAAATCCAAGCTGGATCGGAACACCAATGTTTTGTTGTAGTAAGCGTTCCATTGAATGTGCCACTATAAGTTAATCTTCCATTTGTCTGGTCTACAGTTGCATTGTGCGGAATTTTAACCTTTACTCCACGAATCCGATACATACGATCTGGAATACTTGGAAACTGTTCGGCATCAAAACGTAAATAAGTATGAGCTATATCTGGATAAGGTCTTTGTTCATCTATTATCTTTGTAAATGATGACCATGAAAAAGTATCTGTTATTCTTTCATTATCAGTGTCACCAGAAGCTCTTCCAACTGTTACTTGAATTGGGAAAGAAGTATTATCCTTTATTGTTATTAAAAAATCCCTGCTATATGCGTTTCTTGATTTACCACTAACAGTAAATGCGGATCGACTCATATTAAGCAACCCGAAAAGACCTCCTTGAAAAGAAATTGTCTCACTACTTGTATTTTTATCAAAACGAGTTACAGTTCCATCATTCTCAGTAATTAATATAAATATATCAACAGTAGTTCCTACATTTTTTCCATCTTTTTCATTTATATTAATCAATGCGTCAAAACGAACTGTGACTCTGATAGCGTCAATATTGGAATCAGTTATTGTTCTTGTCACTGAAGCAGCGTTAGTTACCTTCGCTCCTACAGCTTCTTCATTTTCGATGGCACTTATAGCTTTGATAAAAGTCTGATTTGACGTTCCAAAACGAGGTTCAAACTTTACTCCTGTAAAATTAAAATCAGAATCTAAAATATTATTAGGATTTGCACTTGGTTTAACAATCGGAGTTGAACTTAAAAATATATCTTTTAAAGCTGCCTTATTATAAGCAGCAGTTCCTTTTGTTAATCCTGCTGCTGACGGGAAACCTTCAATCTCTCCTTCACTTATAGCTTCAACAAGATTTAATGCTTGCTTGCTTCGTAAAGAACCTAAAACTTCTACTGCCGTACCACCACCACCACCACCAAACCATTTAAAAGGGTTTAGTTGAATTTCTTTTCGTCCTGCTCCAGGATGTATTTCAGAAATCTTAAACATAATTAACCTGAGAAATCATCTGTATCAATACCGCCTGATACGACAAGCGATCCAGTAAATATTTCACCATACACAACTGGTATAGCAACACCAGCCCTTATCGTATTCTGTATTCCATTAAATGTAAAACTAGCTGGATCGTCAGAAGCACTATCAGGACTAGGTGTAGGACTTATCATTTCTGCTGCACCTGATAAGGCTAGATATATACCAACATTTCCTGCTGCTGCTGCTAATGCACCCCCACCAGTAGTTCCAAATAGCAAAGTACCCTGAGCACTTCCTAAACCTAATCCTGCTGCTGGAGCAAACACCGCAACACCAATCAAAACTGCTCCTAAAAGAAATTTTCCTATACCTTTTCTTGCTCCCATAATTACTGGAACAATTTTAATTTCTTGACTTCCTGTAGGAGTATCTAACTCAGTCTCACTAATCTCATAATCTCCTACTTTTACGCAATAGTTTTGCTCCATCATATGAGATTCTAAACTAGGAAAGTTTGCTAATAAAAATCTAAGAGCATCTGTGGGAGATGATATTTCCGCTTCAAAAGTACGCTCTCCCAAGAATCGAGCCAATCTACCGTAAACTTTAATTTTACTGAGCATAGCGATACCTCTTCTTAGTACAGTCTATATGTTCTTGATCGTATAGTTCTCTACAGCTAAGTCTTTTCACACAATGTTGAAGAATAGTTTGATTCCCTAAATACAAAGCCACATGATCTAATCTTCCTGTATTTGTTGTGTCCATAAGAAGAACATCCCCTTGTTTTAAATCTACCGTATCTTCTAATTCAATAAAACCAGTTAAAGGTAAACCGTTTTCAAATAATGGATTCTTTGAAAATTCTTTTGGGCTTTTTGGTCTATCCCAATGTTTTAATTTAATATTTTTCTTTTCTTCATACCAATCGTGTATTAAACTCCAACAATCCTGTACTCCCCAAACCCATTCTCTACCAATCAATCCTTTCTTATAACCAGAAGGTTTAAAGTAATGCCATTGTTTTGTTTCTGGAGTAACAATATAAAAAGGTAAATCTAAATATTCGCAACTGGCTAAATCAGCTTCACTGGGATACGGTGGATGATTTGGATGACTATGTATAACTGCTATAACTTCACCTTCATCTTCAGCTTTCATCCAATCATCAGGATCTAAAATAAAATGTTCTCCCTGTTCTTCAGCAATATTTTTACAAGGGTAATATTTTTCTTTGCCTTTATAAATAGTCAATAAACCACATGCTTCCTGTGGTGAATCTTTCTGTGCGTGTTCTAATGCAATATCTTTCCAATTCATCCTAAAAATGCTCCAATCCCAGGAAAAATATCTTTAGTAGCAATTCTTTTTGGTAATTTTACATTTACTAAGTCAAGAGCAGACTGAGCTTCCCATGTTACTAAGTTTCTATTTTCGGTAACTTTACGATCCAAAAAATAAATCTCTTGTGGAAATTCTGCTGTGGGATCTGGTGTTCCAAAAGGATTTGTTTGAGAGCTAGAAGTAGATGTTGATTCTTGTTGAATAGTATTAGGGTTATTCATTGTTATTGTGTTACCCATTGCATTGCCATGAACTGTGCAATAATATCTAAGATCATTTGGTGCACTTGGATAAGAGGGAGAATAAGTTACAGTTGCATCTGTTCCTAATGTTCCTGCATTGACAGTGGTTTGCTGTCCTCCAGCATCAGATTTGATTCTCAAAGGATGATTCACATTAGAACTATGAGATTGATTAAAAATATAAGTTGAGCCACGTTTCATTGTAATAACAGGATTATTTACACCATTTAGCAGAAATATATTGACACCACCGACATTTTGAACAGTGACGGTATAAGTAACAGTTTCACCATCAGAAGGGTCTGCTACTGTTGAAGTTGAAGTCGTTGTTGTAGTCGTGGACGAAAAGTTCACAGCATCTAAGTATCTAGCAAGAGTTCTTATCCTTGTAAACTTTGCACCGTTTAAATCATTACCTGTAGTGGTTTGATTTACATCCTGCATGATTGCAGTCATCGTTCCAAAAATATTGCTTATTGAAATTTTTGGTCTAGGGAGAGTGCCTGTTGAACCAAATTCAAATCCAGTACATTCAATAGGGAATCTTAAATATGAATTGCCAGCCCAAACCACTTCTCCGTTAGCGTTTAGATTTGCACCATTGTGAAAACGATATAAAGTATCAGAGCCATGTAGTGCAGTGCTTAACTGAATAGTAAATAGTTCGATAATCGAGCCAGGATTTATTGATTGTAATGCGGAAACTGGTATTGCCATTAGGGTTCAAATACTTGTTCAAAACTTGCAGTTATTCTATTTCTATCAAGATCAAACATTTCTCTATTAAAACTCCTACATATCCATTTATAAGCTGCTGATTCATCAGGTGGCGACCAATCAAATGAAGCTCCATCTTTACCTCTAGCTTCTAAAAATGTTTCTATAACATCAGCATCAGAATCTTTTACATTAAAAGTTAAATTCCAAACTTTTGGATCTTGATTTAAACCAAAGCTTGTTCTTTGCTGGTAGCCATCTCCGAACTGCGTAATTCTTTGTATTGGAGCACTACGTTTTGTAGCAGAATATTGTGGATTGAAGTCAGGGAAAGTAGCCATTATCTTGAAAGTAAGCCTCCAGGTCTTTGTTGTTTTAATAGTTCTCCTTGAACAGCAACAGA